TCCGATTCGGGAATTCTTCGCTTAACTGATTCGGGAAGGAGCGTTCCCATTTTTTCGCCTTTAGTGCCATGAATTAAATGGACTTCGGCTGGTATTCTTGCGCTCATGTTAGACACCCCCCTTTGGAAACCCCTTTTACGAAAGGTTGGTTTCGCGCTTGCTCGTTTAGCACCCCTAAAATGTTTAAGTTATTCAATAGGTTAGCGGTTTTACTTTGATTCATTATTAACACCCTGACCTAACTCGCCTGCTAATGCGGCGTAGCCACACATATCAATAGCATTATCAACATGAGATGGACTGTGTTTATATCTAGCAATTTTAAGTAGTGTCATTAGTATTGCAACATCTTGAGGTGTGATTGAATGATTAAGATAAGCTGACCATAATCTTGCAATGTTAGCAAAGTTGTTCTCTGCTTGTCCATGCGTAGCCTGTCGGTCTTTAGTAATATATTCATTAGCCGTTCTTAATATCTCTGTCTTATCCATGCCTAACCTTTCTTATTATATAAACAATACACACTATACACACTAACCACTTCACATAGTTTAGCGCACATAGTATATCACATAGCACATACTCATCCATCTATGCGTATGCTCGTGTGCCTGACTTATCTATAATGAGCGCTTGCTTACGCGCTACATATCCTTCAGCTTTAGGTATAGATATATGCACCCAACTATCAAACTCTCTAATTACTTGATCATACTGCATGTTACTTTTAATAATCTTTTTAACAATCTGATCGGGCGTTAATTCTTCTATTCTTATATCAGCCGCACATCCAATACAATGTTGAGATGTTGGCTTACTACCTAATAAAGAATTGACTGTAACACTACGATAACCACTATTAATGCGAATAGGTAAATTAAATAAAGAACGCACATCTTCTAATAATTCGGCAAGGCGAGTGAGATTAGAAATGATATATTTATCAGGATTGTTATCCAAAGAATGTCTTTTAGCGATATCACTATATGTTAGTTCCTCTAATGTAAAATGTTTTGTTAATTTCATTTCTTAATGGATAAATACATCCTCTCACCAACAATAAAACTAAAACACGCGCCCGTCATATCTAAAAATACTGACACAATCCCTATTTGAATACCTGGCGAATAAACTACAAATATAGTAGCAAGCAAAATAAAAGTAATAATCACATATCTATAACATGCTCTTAAATCAACAATCCATTTGCTAGGTTCGCCATTGGGAGCATCTAACTGTGCTAATGCTTTAAGTTTTTCTGTTTCTGCTTGAATCAATTGAATACGCTCTTGCATATTCTGTGGTATTCCACCTGCGCCACCTGTAAACTTGGCAAAAATACCTCGAACGCCATCCATAACTGCTGGCACTAATGCTGGTAATATCAATCCTAAAATTCCACCCATATTAAAACTCCTTTATATCAAATTTATACATATCACAAATTCTTTTAGCCATTCTATTAAACTTTGATTCATGCTGGTCGAAGTCATGGTGATTGCTTTTATACAATGCAACATGAATGCACTCGTGCATCATAGTTTGAAATATATAATCCCATGTATTGCACATCTTATCAATCTCAATTCTCATTGGTTCTGTATGAAAATAGCCAAACACTTCATTAGTATTTATTACGCTAAAGCTAATCTTATGAGGCTGGGGCATTGGGTATTCATTAAATGGCGGTAATGATGCACATAATCTATATATCTTACGCAAATTTTGCTTGGTCAGCAATTTGTTTGGCATAATCTGTGTCATTGTATTTAACGATCCCATTAGGTGAGTAATAAAGATAAATGCCCTTGTTTTCTTCTTGCGTTTTTAGTGTGTGATGGGGCGCACACAAACTTTGAAACAGATTACTTCTAAACTTATTTTGATCTTGTCTGTGAGGAAATACATGGTCTATATGAAGCGCTTGAACTACTCTGCCTTCAAGTAAACATGCTTCACATAATGGCTTCTTACTTAATTGAATAACTCTTTGCTTTTTCCAAAAAGCAGTTGCATAAAGCTTACTATTTTCTTTGCCTTTTTCTGTTATAGCGCCACCATGATCATTGCAAAAAGTGGATCGGCTAGTCTTTTCATTCTTGCAACCTAATTCCCGACACTTGGTGTTAAGAGGTGCAGTTGGCATTAAATTACCTACTCATAAGATAAATGGCAATAATCATAATGATAACGCCGAGCAATAATTCTATCATAAATTTCCTTTGATTAAATTTAAAGTTTCTGCTAACAACTCAACTTCCGATCCAAACTTTCTTTCAAATTCTTTTTGTCCTGCATGTAACGCTATTCCATAACCGCCATTTTGATGATGGTTAGGGCATAAAGGTATTGCGAGGCTAAAATGACTGCGCTGGGATAAACCTACACCATGCCTAATATGATGTATATGCGGCGGACTATAACCCCACCCTTCTCGCCTACATACTATACATCCTAATTGCGACAGTTTATCGTAATGCTTTCTTTCGTCTTTAGTCATTTAATTGTTTTGAAAACTCAAATAAATCCATAGGAAGTAATTTATTAAAAGGAACATAATGACATTTATAACCAGCTTGGCCGCCTAATTTTGATCCAAAATCTTTTAATGGGGCTTCATCCACTTGCTCATGCACCGCATAACCTATTAATATAGCTTTCATTCCCGCTTTAATTTCTTTAATTTCTTTAGGTATATCAAGTAATATTTGCACATAAAATTTTGGCTTTCTTTTTTTAGCATAATCTTCTCTAACTAGTAGATGTAAATTATCTTGATAAGGATGAGCGCTTGTTTTAATTTCTATTTCACCAAAAAAATCTACCTTTCCTTTTGTGTCATAAAGATTATGAAGCTTCCAATCTTTTAAATACCATTTAGCAAATATTAATTCGCCAATCAATCCCAAAACTGTATCGTAAGGTGAAGCTTTGGTTCTATTTACAGTTGTATATTTAGAGGCTTTTATTGCCGCATCTAGCATTTCTTGATCTATAAATGTATATGGTTTATTCACTTGACCACCCTAATTGGGCAAAATAACTTTCAATATTCTGTATGTAAAATGTAAATTCCTCGATTGTAAGATCACTCGTTGAACGAACATAAGGAACTTGAATTCCATTAATAGTTTTCTGTTCAGATAAGAAAAGATGCCCGCATAAAAGATGCACTTCCATAGGTAAGTAGCCAGTAAATTGACTAATGCTTTTATATAACTTACCCCACAAGAATTTATTGGCTTCAAGCGACCTTCCCTTGTCAGCCTTTTCTTTGATCGTAACTTGAGGTGTCTTTCCTTGTTTGATTAATTCTTCCAAATAAATCATCAATTGGGGAATGTTCTGCTGACTTACGATCCAATCTCTCTGTTTCATCTTTTAATTCCTGTGCGTTATCGTGTATTTTAATCATCTTTGTGCCATCCCATAATACAAATCTATCTGCGCCATCGGCAAGCATGTATCGGGATATATAAAAGTTGTTGCGCTCTATGCAATATTTACTAATTTTGCTCCATTTATTTTGCATGTATAGCTTCCTTTGCGAATTCAAGTGAGATTGCTGGATAATTTTTTGGGTTAGCAATAATACGATGCGCCCAAGCCCTCATATCTTTTAGCTTCTTATCTTCAATCTTATTGTCTTGGACAAATCTATTTACATTTGCCGCATAGACCGCATTAGCTTCTTTAGATAGTTTCGGTGCTTCAATCTTCATATACTCAATTGGTTTTTCTTTTACCAATGTAAGAATATCTGACGGAGTTGGCATAAAGCGCGATTGATCCACCCATTTGTCAAAAGCTTTTGTTACCTGGACAAATTCAAATCGTTCTAGCTTATGAAACCAAACTCGAAGTGTATATTGATCCATTAGTTGTTTTTGATAGATTGATGAAAGCGTATCCATCATAGATTTAAAACTTATCTTATCGTCTTGTGTCATTCCTTATCCTTTTATTTGGCCATCATATATAAACCAACATTTCCAAGCGCATAACCAAAATAACAAACACTCATTCCATTATTACCTAGATAAAATTGCTCAACGCTAATATAAGTGTATATAGCACCTGTAATAATGATTAATATGTGGCTCAAAATAATGGTTCGTCTTTTATTAAATCAAATACATTTTCTTTAGGTAAAGCTGGCAATCGTTCAATCCTATGATTACCCCTATGCAATATATAACATTCGGCTTCATGCTTTGTTCTAAATCTGCGGGTAGGTTCGCCTAGATCATCAAAGACCAAGTATCTAAATAAGACTTCCATTGAGTAATTCATCTTATTAAAATTAATTCTATCACTAAAGATATTCCAAGTAATAGACCAAAAGCTCCGTTAATAATTAATATTTTAATTGCTATATCTAAAATTCTAGTTATTGAATTCTTCCCACAAGTAAAATAAGACGAGTGAAACAACCAAGAATATAATTGCCCACAAAGCAAAGGCAACAATTTTAAAGACCAACCACAAATTTGCTAGAATCATATTTTTTCTCAACTCCGTCAATTTTTTTAGAATTTATAACTCCAAGCTCTGATATAACTAAATTATGCTTTTTACCACGAATATCTCGCATCCATTCCAAACTGTCAGGCGGGAAGAATGAAATCATTTTCCAAACTAAATTATTATTCTTATCAAATTCTTCTATCATCCATGCTTTAGTGTCCATGTCTTATCCTTTAAGTTTCTCTAAAATTACCCTAGCATTTCTAACACAAGGAATTTCATCATATCTTGGATCGCCTTGAGTTAAACCTTCTACCATCCAATCTAAAGCTTCTACAAGCTCATTAACATCTTTAGCCAATGCTTTTCTATATTCAAGATCAGTTTGAGTTTGTTTATGCACTTTTAAAAGCCATTCTTTAGTATCAGGTTCTTTATGCTTCATCTTGATTAATTATTCTTACAGTTTTAAGTTGTCGAGTATTTCCATTAAATACAAATTCAATATTGCATCGACTTGATCGTCTTTTATTAGTAGCGGCACAAAGGCCTACTTTATCATAAGCTCTTAAAAATACCGAATAGGGGGCGACTATATCTTCAATCGGTGCTGGTTTAGTTCTCGCTACTTCTTGAACATTGAGTTCGCCATTTAACTGACGAACCCAAGTTTCTAAATTACCCATTGTTGTATCTTGTGTCATTTCTTGTCCTTTTCTTATCTAATAAAATATATGATTTGCTATAGCTATCTTAACTTCTTTTTGTCTTGCCCAAAAGGGTTTTGCCATTTGTTTCGTATGAAACCATTTTGCACCTCTTGTTGGATCATCAACTTTACCTTCTAATATTGCTTTCGCTAATGGAATTAAATGTGCCAATTGTGATTCAGTAGGCATTCCATAATCTAAAAACTGATATTGTGCAGGTTGTTTCATTACCTGACAAATATTTTTCGGGTAATTTGGATCAGCTTTGCGGTTAATAGCCGTGTATGCAACTGCAACCTTGCCAACATCAGGCTCACCCCTAGCTTCACCGAACATAATTGCTGATAAACATAAGATTTCATTAATCATAGCCTTCCTTAAAATGTTACAGAAACGGAAGGTTCATCTAACCAAGCGTGATTTTTAATATAACGCTCGGGATATTTGACAAACTTTCCACCTTGTTCAAACCATTCCTTGGATTGTTTCTGCCAAGATAATGCGTTTAAAACATCTTGTAAATTAGGTCTTATCTTTTTCCAAACTAATTTTGCCGCTTGCTTATCCTTTTTCTTTGGATACTCTTTCCAAAACACTTCAAAATCTTTTTCCCATCCTTCAGTAAGAGGGTTAAAGGAATCAGGTATCAGGTTAAGGGAATCAGTGGGACAAGGAACGATCTGCATAACCTTTGCATGATTCATACATGATTCTTGCATGATATATTCATGTTTTAATTCAGGAATTACACTTTCAACCTCTTTATGATGAGGGTTTTGATGTTTATCCCAATTGGAAATTTGAATGAATGAATTATCTTCAACTTTATAAATAACAATAAATTTCATTTTAACTAAATGTTTTAACCCTTGTTCAACATTAACATCATCATAAGGGAAAACTTCAGCTTTAATTCTCTTAACTCTATTCTCTAACCTACCTTCTCTATCAGCCAAACCCCATAACCCAATAAATAACAATCTATCTTGAAATGGTAATTCAGCTAAATCTTCATTTTTAAAAAATGCAGGCTTTATATTTCTTGATCTTGCCATCTTATCTTCCTCGCTTTTTGTCCTAATTCGTATAATTTCTTTAATTCTTTTGAATTTTTTAAACAGGTATAACATAAAACTCCACCATAATCCAAATCTGCCATTCCTGCTAATACAATGGCCGCTTTATTTCTGTCATTAATATTTAAATAAGATGCTGACCATCTTAAATAATTTTCATCTAAATGTTGTTTTTCGTGGCAATCTTCACAAACAACTGATAACTGGTTTACTTCATATTCATGCGGATCAAGCCCCTTAAAATATTCTTTATGATGAACATTTAAAGTTTTATCAGTTGATCCACAAACTTCACAAGTAAAATTTTTATTTTGTAAAGCTTCCAATCTTTTCTTTTGCCATGCTGGACTTTTTAACTTTTCAATATATGTTAATTCTTTCACAATAACCCCTTTAAGCGACACACTAATAAAGGTCGAATAACCCGAAAGATCGGCAAGCCGCCTGATTGGTTCTTTAAAAGTGTGTCTTTTGAAATGGTCATCTTATCTCTCGTTTGCTTGGCATTCGACCGCCCTTATTAATACTATAAACCGATATTTATAATTCTTGCAAGTATTTTTGTATTATTTTTTGACTTTCTTCAAACCCATAGGCCACTTCCGCACCATAACCCATTGATTCTGCTAAAGTAAGGAACATTTCCTGGTTTTGTTGTAATCTTGCACTTTTGTCTGCCTTCATCTCTATAAATAGCCCATGAAGGCCATTTGCTGGAATCATAAGGAACAAATCGGCCACCCCTGCGGTTACCCCCTCTTGTTTAAGTTTAATGGCCGTTCCGATATGCCTAGCGCCCCCGTTTGGTATAGCCCATAAGCATTTTGCCATTAATGGATATTGAAGCCTAAACCATTTAATAAGCAAAGTCTGTGACAGGTGTTCGTTATTTTTCATAAATATATTTAAAAATAGTTGTATTTAATTTTGATATAGGCATAATAACACCTAGCAACACAATTTATTAACAAGAAACTATAAGGAAACGATATGAAACTAATAGCAAATACACCTGTTGGAATATTTGAAAGAGCTACTAATACTACTTATCAATATGTAGTTGTTCGCACTAGCCCCCGCGCAAAAGAAGCATACTGTCTTTATCACAATAATAGTTATCTCTCATCATTAGCAACAGAAAAAAGATGGGTTAAAGATCATGGTTTTGCAGTTACTTGGCATGGCTCAAAACAATCTGCTGACAAATCTGCATTAGGTTCTTATTCTTGGGATAAATCAGCAACTTTAGTTGGTGTGTATGAGGTGCAACAATGAAAGCACTATTAACCGCACTATTAATTGCACTCCCGATCATGGCAATCGGGGGTGAATCACCCAAGCTTCGATACAATTGGACTGCTGATAAATACAATTACGCACCTATTGATGCCAAGCTTAAATATAATTGGACTGCCGACAAATACGAATTTGTTGCACCTAATTCAAAACTCAAGCATAATTCGCAAAGTGGTAATTACGAGTATGTTCAAACACAAATTGATCCTTACAAATCTGAAATAGGGGAATGACATGACAAGACAAACGAAACAACTTATTATTTTTGCAATTGCAATATGGGCTTACTTTGGTTTATGGCTTTATGTTTTAACTCCAATGGCCATTGAATGGTTGGGTAAATAATATGTTGCCAAAACAAGAAGATGGGTTTAAAATACCCATAAATCAACAAGTTACGGGAGCTTCTATGAGTGACCAGCAACGAGAGATGCAACACAAGATTCATATTCAAACGATGATGAATCCTGATCCTGATTTTTTAGACCTTGAACCTTATGTCAGTTTACAAGAACTGATTGAGCATCATATTACTTTTAATGCTGAATTATTTTCTGATTTTTACGATGAGATTGAAATTCAAAATCAAGTAAAGAATATTCTTTATGATCGTGAAGATGATAAACTTGGCCGCATTAAAGATTTATACGATGCGGAAATTAAAAGCATTGCAAAGTTTATAGCTGAAAACTATGAAACAAATACTTTTGCGAAATGGGCGTATGAAAATACAATATCGCATGTAATTTAACGAAACTTTTAAAAGGACAAGATAAGATGAAAACCTCTGATAGCATTAAACATATAGCTGAAGCTTTAGTAGCGGCGCAAAAAGAAATTAGATTTGCCGTTAAAGATTCAACTAACCCTCATTATAAATCCAAGTATGCCAATATTAATTCAGTTATTGATGCCGTTAAAGCGCCACTCAATAATAATAGTATTGCTATCCTTCAATCATTAAGCCCTTCCGATGATAATAAGCTTCATTTGACTACTCGTTTAATCCACAGTTCGGGCGAGTGGCTGGAAGATACTGCCGTCTGCCCTATACAAAAACAAGATGCTCAAAGTCTAGGTTCTGCAATTAGTTATATTCGCCGTTACTCAATCTCTAGTTTTCTTGCTCTTTATGCTGACGATGATGATGGCCAATCCGCAACTCTTAATGCCGCAGATTACCTTCAAAAAATTTCTCAATCTGAAACTTTAGAAGAACTCCAGGCAAATTATAATTTTGTAATGGGTGAAGTTAAGAATGATCGCACTTTATCTAAAATGGTAATTGAAGCTAAAGATAAAAGAAAGGTGGAGCTATGATTACAAACACAAAAATCAGTAGTTTTTATGGGGTGGATCTATTCTATTCAGCTAGAGAATTAATGGCCCTAGAAGCTCGTAAAACAAGAATAGAAGCCCTAAAAAAAGAAATGGGTGACAAATACTTATTAGCACCATTAACTCAAAAATTAGATAAACCACTTAAATAGGAACTTATATGGATAGAATAATAAGAGGTATAGAGCAAGGTAGCCCCGAATGGATGTCGCTTCGCATAGGCCGCATTGGTGGTAGTCGTATAGCTGATCTTTTAACTGAAGGCAGATCAGGCAATGAATCTTTAACTAAAAGAAAATATAAGAATGAGCTTATTAGGGAAAGATTGACAGGTAAGAAATTAGAAACTTACAGAACACCTGCGATGCAGAGGGGTATCGATTTGGAGCCGTTGGCGCGTAGTTGGTATGAAGTTAAATATAATACTTTTGTGGATCAAGTAGCAATCGTTTTACATCCTACTATTGTAGGTGGCCAATGCTCGCCTGACGGATTAGTTGATGCTACTAATTCTTTGATTGAAATTAAGATACCCAATCCCGAAAACCACTTGGACAATATTCTTACAGGTGGCAAACAATTAGATCAATATTATGATCAGGTTATGTGGCAATTAGCTTGCGTGCCTGGTTCTAATGGAAATGAAAAAAGAGAATTTTGCGACCTTGTATCTTATGATCCTGATATGCCCGATCATTTACAAGGATTCGTAAAGCGTATTTATCGAGATGATGAGTATATTAAAAATACAATGGAAACTGCGGTGATCGCGTTTTTATCTGAAATTGAAACTATCGTAAACAACTTAAAGGAAATTAAAAATGGCAATAACCCATGATTTAATCGCTAAAACAGGCGAGTATGTAAACAAAGAAGGTGAAACAAAAGCTCGCTGGACTAAAGTCGGTGTGGCAATGAGCAATAAACAAGGTGGCACTTCACTTCTTATAGAATCTATCCCTGTCAATTTTGACGGCTGGGTAACAATGAGAGAACCGCAACCTAAAGATGGTGCAGGATCAAATGCAAGTGCAACTGATTCAGCAATGCCATTTTAATGATTTTACTGATGGTTTTGCCTTTAAAAAAGTGCAATATATTACACACAAACTAATTTGTTTGGATTTTATTAAGGACTAATTATGTGGACTACACCATCAGCTACAGAAATGAGATTTGGATTTGAAGTTACTATGTATGTTATGAATAAGTAGTAGCTTTAAATAAGGTGAGTAGCGTTCTTCAGAAAATCGGTATTTACCAATAATTAAGGGGCTTAAATGCCCCTTTTTTAATGAACAATTATATCAATACCATGTCTTTGATCCCATTTATCTTCATGCCAAAACCATATTCGTCTATAAGTTTTTACTCGGTCATGTCGTCTTTTGCTTTTATTTGACACTCTCATCTTTACCCAGCGCCTATGAACGCGCGCCATAGCCCATTTAGCATTGCATTGATAAACTATCATTTAATATAAAATTCGCCGCCTTGATTCCTGCCTATAATATCAGCTTTTTCTTGATCCCAATCGTTTGTTTCGTCTGAATCATAATACTTTTCTTTTTTGCCAAATATTAGATCATAGTTAGAATCGTAAAGATTTTTTTGCTTTAGTTTATTTGTTGATCCTTTACCAGCTTCGCTATATTTACTCATCAATGACCTTTCTATAAGTTCGTTTAATCCAATTAGCAAATAATATCAATTCATTATTATCGGCGCAATGTTTCATTGTATTGGCTTTATGACTTATGATTTGAACATTGCCTTTAATATAACCTTTAGTGTTATCAATGCGGTCTAGCGATGGCGAAGCGGGACTTGGGCCAACTTTTTTATAATTTTTAATTAATGGAATTTTTAACACAGGACATAGTTTAGGAATAACTATGTCTGAAACTTCTAAATTAAATTCAATGCCTTTTCTTTTTGCTCTATACTTTGCTTGTCCATAAAGAATTTGCTCTTTATTATCTTCACGATACTTTTTGCAATATTGATTATGTCTTATTTTATTAAAAACCATTTATTTTTTAGATTTAATCCATTCATAAATTCTAATGCAATACCAAATTATAGATAATAAGGCCGCGATTGCTGGTAAAAATTTCATTAGCGCGCCAAGAGCCGTAACTCCCGAAACTGTATCTAATAAATGCTTTGTATGTTCTTCCATATTCATGTTATTTCTTTCTACTAATTAATGAGATGGCGCTCGAGAGCCATAAACAAACTGTCGCTAGAAGATATATAGCAGATAGAACCATCAGATAATAAAATAACCAAGTGATTTTTATTATCGTAATAATCAGAGCCAATATCTTTGATTGTTTTATTTTGTAGAAAATCGAATATGTCATTAATGGTTTCATGGGAAGTTTGCATTTAAACATTCTAATACAATGTTAGGATTAAAAAATTTACTTGCATCATGCTCTGTATCTTCCCACCATAAGAATTGGTTTTTAACCAAATTATTCCTATCTTTCAATAAATTAATATTTTCAGGGTGTCCGAAGATCAAAGGATCAGAAACCGACCATAATACTATACCATATTTTTTCTTATCCCAGGCAAAATGTTGAAAAAAAGAATCGCAAGATATCCATGTCCTGCATTCGTTTAATAGAATTTCAAGCTCTTTTAATGATAGGTTTTTTCTAAAGTCAGGCACTAATTGTTCTTCACCTTCTATACCTACTTGAACAATTGGTTCTTTAATTAGTTCAATAAGTTTTTTCCAATAAGGATAATTTTTTGCATTAGTTTTTCCGTTTCTTAAAGCTTTAGAATAAGGGCTAATGATAATCATATATACATTTTTCTATAAGCGTTTTCCAAGCTATCTGTCCATTTCCATTGCGCCATCTTTCTATAAATATTCCATTGATCTATATCGCCAAATAAAGATTTAGCTTCAGCAATTGAACGACCAGGCACTATTTCAGGATAGCAAGTAAAGACTTCCGCATTTGTAATGTCAGGCATTACATTCTTAAATACAATATGATCGCCCATGCCGCAGTTAAGCACTACAATCTTTTTTTCTTTATAATTAAGTGTGTTTCTAAATACTAATTCATCTTGCTCATATAGCTTTTGATTTGTTTCTGATCTGATACCGCCATTGGGATTTTTAAGATGCCAGCTAACCGCATTAGGAACTGCAAGAATTTTATATCCTTTTAGGTATAAGCCATAAGTAAATAAAGTTTCTTCTCTATGCGCTACCCTTGAAAGCCCTGTGTTGTAATCATGCACCCCAGATCTATAAAGAAACGAACAATGAAGATGCTCAACCTCTTTAACCTTGTGAATAAATGACCATTGGATGTTAGGCTCTGTATCTATATTTTCTATTTTGCCTGTAAGTTTAAAGCTTTCAAATTGTAATGGCGGAGTTAGTATTGCGCCACCTACTGCGCCTACTTTTTTGCTTGTGTAATTAAATAAAGTTTGTAAGACATTAGGTTCGGGTATTGCATCATCATCAACGCGCCATACCCAATCAAATCCCATAGTGTTAGCCATTTGGTGAATATGATGCTGACCTTTTTTGTGAGCATAAACCCATTCCCATGCAATGCCTTTGATATCAAGCATTTGAAAAAAGTAGCCATAAACCAACTCATTACGCATATCTTGTGGCTCATCATTGTCATCAAAGATAACTAGCTTATCAACCTTTTTTGTTTGATTAATTATAGCGTTAAGCGTTAAAGGTAAAGTAGTGTGATAACGACCTCTTGTTGCTACCGAGCAAAGAACCTTATCCACGATCCCACCGCATAATCATAAGGTTAAATCTATTTCCTTCTTTTATTTCAGCAGGTTCTTTTGAGATATAACCTTCCTCATTAATAAATTCATATTGAAAGTCGGAAAAGTGCGATTCATTCAAGCCATGAAGTTTATGATGCTCACCCCAAAATCCTACTGACTCATTATGCGGCGTTGTTAAAAGAAGTCGTTTGCAATGTTGTTTTAGTTTTTGTGCTATTTCTAGTCCGTTATCAAGATGCTCAATCAATTCAAAGGCAATTATGGTGTCATATTGAGATAAGGGATAGGTGTTGATATCAGAATGAATAAAAGATGCGTTTAAACCCCATTCCTGTTCGTTTGCGACCTCTATAATAACAGGATCGTAGTCTAAACCTAGATAATTGACATTGTTTGGAAGAAATTGAGAGCCGTAACCTGTTGAACAACCTATTTCAAGAATATTCTTGCCTAATAAATTGCGGTTAGCCCAAAGATAACGCGTGGCTTCTCTAGGAAATACAGGATCGCCTTTAAGAAAAACCGCTCGCTCATAATTATTTGTAAGTAAAAATCTGTAATGGTTTGGATCATGCTTTTTAAAGTATGCCAAAGCATCTTGTGTTATCTTGTCCATATTTTAATACCTTTGTGGTTTAATTGATAATAATATACCAGTTACATTACTTGCAGTTCCTATGGTAGATGATCTTGTTCCAGTTGCACCAATATTAAGTAATTGACTAAAGACCGCCCATGATGGTGCATCTGCATCTGTATTTGATACCACAGATGTCATGTTTGTGGGTGTAGTAGGTGTTCTGCTTGCACTGTTGGCCAAATAAACCGCTAATAATAAACTATAGTTATTATTAAGCGTAATAGATGGCGCAACTAATGGATTCGTATCTAAAGCGGCAGTTCCTACAGTATCATAAGCGGCATATCTATAAGTAATAATTGATCCGCCTTGTCTATTGCTATTAGTGCAAGTAAAGGTATAACTTGCTCCTTCACTAGCGCCAGCTACCCTATAAAAAATAGTTAATCCGCCGCTACCAGATCTAGTATAAACTTGTGTCCATCCAGCTAAAGAATAAGAACTTGAGCCACTAAATCCACCGCCCATAACTGCAATCATTAAATCATTTTGCAATGTTCCTGTAGGTTTTGAAATAGTTAATGAAGTAGTGTTGCTAGTAGTTTGTGTGCTTGCAGTTGCAATAAAAGTAATTTGTCTAGAAGACATTAACATTTTAGCCAACATTATGCAGATCCAACAAAAGAACCATAAACAGTAGTTGAAACTTTCCATAAAACAATAATGCTATAACCACTTGTTGCTAATACTGGTGCAGAACCGCCAACCCATGTAACTGGGACAGATGTCCAAGTAATTGAATAAGCCGTTCCATCATCTATCATTAATGTAATGGCTTGACCAGCCGTCCAGTTAGCTTGCACAGGTGTTCTATTTGCGCCAAGTGTAATAGTTTGAATTGAACCATTAGTTGGATCAATAGCAAAGCCAGCACCATCTACAATTGCATAAACATCTTCTATAATTGTGCCAGTAATTGCTGGATTGGTTAAACTTGCAGAACCGCTATAACCAGAAAATCCTGAAAATCCTGATATACCTGAACCGCTATAACCAGAAAATCCTGATATACCACTATCTCCGTTAGTGCCGTTAATTCCACTATAACCACTAATACCAGAACCACTATATCCAGAATAACCGCTTATACCTGAAGCGCCATTTGTTCCATTAATTCCAGAATAGCCTGAATAGCCAGATATGCCACTTCCTGAATAGCCACTAAATCCGCTTATGCCACTTCCACTAAAACCGCTATAGCCTGAAATTCCTGAAGCTCCATTACTTCCATTTGTTCCGCTAAATCCACTGTAACCTGATATACCGCTTCCTGAATAGCCACTGTAACCCGATACTCCACTGCCACTATAGCCCGAATAGCCTGAATAGCCTGATATACCTGATCCACTATAACCAGAATATCCGCTAAAACCACTTGTGCCTATGCCGCTATAACCTGAATAACCTGAAATGCCAGATGCGCCGTTTGTTCCGTTACTTCCGCTAAATCCTGATATCCCGCTTGTGCCATTTATTCCACTATAGCCTGACAATCCTTGCTCGCCTGAATATCCTGAAAATCCACTATAACCGCTAGTGCCAGGACTTCCTACTGCTCCGCTATAACCTGATATTCCGCTATTTCCTTGTGCGCCCGAGAATCCGCTATAGCCAGAAAATCCGCTATAACCTGATACGCCTGATACACCATTAACAAGTGCTAAAATTAAATTATGATTGTTTGCAAAATTTGTAGTGCCTGTGCCGCTACTTGATACTAAAGTAACAGGGTAAGCCCAATAAGAGTTTGCTAGACCAGCATTGTAATTAGTTGGTGTTCCATTGATTTGCCAAGTTTGAACATTAATACTTGCGCTTGCATCTTGAATAACAAATTGTTCTGTATTTGTAAGTAGTGATAAATAAATATCTATATCAACATTGTTTTCAGTTAAGTGTGAAACATTGACTATAGTTGCACTTGCTTGAGTTGCATTATTCCAAGTAATAGCACCATCAGTTGGATAACCTGAAGTTGATCCTGTGTTGGCATGGTATTCAAAATAACTTGATGATTGTCCTTGTGCGCCACTAAAGCCCGAGTAACCTGATATTCCGCTATATCCACTTGTGCCTATTCCACTATAGCCACTGATTCCGCTATAGCCGCTAAACCCTGATATTCCCGATGCGCCAACTTCGCCGCTATATCCGCTAAAACCTGATATTCCGCTTGTGCCATCTTGTCCTGAATATCCGCTTAATCCGTTGATTCCACTATAGCCCGAATAGCCACTGATTCCTGATCCACTGAAACCTGAAAAACCTGAATAACCTGAATCACCATTAATTCCATCTTGACCACTATAACCACTTATTCCACTTGCTCCGTTTGTGCCATCCTGTCCACTAAAACCGCTATAGCCTGATTCGCCATTTTGTCCTGAATAGCCACTGTATCCTGAATTACCATTTAATCCATTTTCGCCGCTAAATCCTGAAAATCCACTGTAGCCACTGTAACCTGACACGCCACTTTGTGCATTTCCATTTATTCCACTATAACCTGAAAATCCACTAATTCCTGATTGTCCGTTAGCGCCACTAATTCCGCTTGCGCCTTGTTCGCCTGAATAGCCTGAAAATCCACTTATACCTAAACCACTGTAACCACTATAGCCACTAATACCGCTTCCGCTAAATCCTGAAAATCCACTGTAGCCTGATATTCCTGATGATCCACTAGAACCAACGCCACTGTATCCTGAATAGCCAGAATAGCCTGATTGACCTGACGCGCCTGTTACTCCGCGATCAACAACAACAGTTGTTGCAGGTGTAGGTGTTACTTCAACATTAAGAGTAGTGCCTTGAGATAGCGTTACATCGGTTGCATTAACCGATACCGATATATCATTAGCGGGTGCGGGTGTAATCGATAATGTAGCCATGATTAATTAACTACGCCATCAGAGCGAACCAAGAATAATAAGAATATAATAGAATCTTGAGCAGGTGTAGAACCTACTGCTGGAAATGATATTTTAATGCGACCACTAAAGCCTACACAATTTTCAGCATTAATATCTAATTGTGGATCGCTATCAATAACATCCCAAGCACTTTGATCAATAACAAGTGTAAATGTGCCTGCCGCTTCATCTAAATTAACAATAGATAACTCTACAGAGCTAGGCGGCGGATCATAATCAGCTATGTCAAAAGTAAGACCATAACGAGAATCATGAATATTGGATAATTCGCGGCGTATAATAAAAGCGTCAATAGTAGCACCTGTTAAATCAACAGGTTCGCCATCAGATGAAAATACTAGATTCCAAAAGGTTTGCTGATTGTAAACTAATTCGCCAGCAATAATTGGATTGTCGAAACCACTTACTTGAGCAAGTGTATTTTTGTTAAAGATAGCCATGTTTTCCTCACTAGGTTAATAACGCCCCTATATGCTTACAGAAGGCGGATGGTCTTATCTTATTAATAGTTTATTTTACCATAACTATTTAAAATAATCACCTACCATCCATGTAACTATAGAATATCTTATACCTTTTGTTACAGGTTCAACGCCATGCGGCATAAATGATGGAAATACTAAAACTGTGCCAGGTGTTTGTTGTGGATATAATCTTTCATGGCTATTTTGTATGTAAAACTTACCGCCTTCAAAATCATCATTTAAAAATGCTAATACAGTTAATTTTCTAGTTTCATTTGATCTTGCATGAAAGGTATCAGTATGAGTTTCATATTTACCTTTTACATCATACATTAAAAATTCTGATTGATTAGAATGCGTAATATGATACTGCCATATTTGATGATTAACTTGTAATCCAATAGCCGTTAATGTAGCACCTATGCCAGCAAATAAAGGTAATTGCAATCTTTGAACATTACGAATATCTAAATTAACATTGCCAGCAATATTTCCAATTTCAGGCGGTAATTTTTTTACTTCAGGTTTTGCATATTCCTCAATTAGTTTTTTACAAAATCCTTCAGAAATTGCATTATCTACTTTATAACATTCATCAAAAGCATTAGTGTTTTGAATTGTTTTACTTAATCCTAATGATTCACGCTTATCATATTTCCATTCAGCATGAGGGCCATTAGCATCAACATAATGCAAAAATACTTGAGCTTGCCACTTGCCTTCAATATAAGGTTCGCGCCAATGCCATTTGTCCATACCTCGATACATAACGGCATCGCCAATAGCCATATCAATCTTTGAGCTATTAGTTTTATCTTCATTATCGCCCATATAGATTGACCAAACATTGCCTTCAAAGCCTAATGTAATAGATGCTGATATTTCGCAAGCTGGTCTATCTCTATGATTTTTTAATTCCTCACCTTGTTGATTATAAAGGCGAGCATAAGAATAAGTGGGATAAAGTTTTAAACCTGATTGTTGCTCAAAATAAGGAAGCATAGCTTCAAGCAAATTATCAAATATTTGAGCGCCATGCACCGCTTCAGATAATGGGCATTGAGAATCTTTTATTGTTTTTTCTGCTTCTACTAAATTTTTTAATTCATTAGTTAAAACTTCGCAAGATTGTTTATCTAATGCGTTTTTAAGATGAACATATCCTTTATTTTGAAACTCTTGTATTGTATTCATATTTTATCCTTATGTTAATTCTGCTGGTGCGTCTGTTACCTCATCAGGTTGAACATAATTTGGATTTAATTGTATTGATCCATCATTAGCAAGATAATAAACATCTGCTACAACATCATCTTCACAAGGCATCCAATATAAAGGTAAAGATACTTCAAAAGTTTGAGTTTCAACTTGTGCAACTCTTTCGCCTATTTCAGCATTATCAAAATATATTTTTTCATTAGGACTTATTAAAGCATTTTTCATATATTTTCCTTTTTTAAGATATAAATTCAACTAAAACTGCACCGCCAATTCCGCCTCTACCTGCGGAAGTAAATGGGCCTGTCGGTTGACCATTTCCACCTGCTTTATATCCAGCAGGAACAGAATAAGTAACTGCGGGTTGAGCTGGTGCAGTATTAGAATTACCTGCGAAATTTTGATCTACATTTAAACCACCGCTAAAAAGATTTAAAGCAGTTCCGCTTGATACTGTTCCAACCCCAGGAGTTCCAACAACAGATGCTGTGCCGCCAGCTCCCCCTGTGCATGATACTAACGCTCCAAAAGAAGAAGTGCTACCTGATGATCCTGTTCCACCTGGTCCTGGTCCTCCAGCTCCACCTGCGCCAACTGTAACAGATACGGG